ACCCGTAATCCCACGACTCCCACACGGTTTCCCGATCCTCGATGACGTACAGGCCGCACCCCTCGCAGACGGTGACAACGAGGGGACTCGTTTTCGGGATGAACGCGCGAAGCCATGCGGGCTTGCGTTCACGGGCGCGTGGCCTGCTCACCCCTCCATTGCCTTTCTTCTTGCCGCGTCGAACGCGATTCTGATGATGTTCTCCAACCACGCGCCGGGGAGCGTGATGAACTTTCGGGTTTCGGCCATGGCGGCGGCAATCTCCTCTTCGGTGATTTCGCGTGACGCTCCGGCCTTGTATCCTTGTCCCCACGCCCACTGCAGGCCACTGTCGACGTACGACGGGTCACGCTGCTTCTGCGCCTCGATTTCACCGCTGATGATGCTCATTTGTTTCCACCCGTTTCGTTGTTGATTGCCGTTTCGATTCGTATGCACAGGTCGAGCGCTTCCCGCCAGCCGGCCTGGTAGCCGAGCACATACGCCTCTGCCGGCGACTCGCTGCCCAATCCCGCTGAGGCCAGTGCGCTGAGCGCCCGTTGAATCACGTCAATCGGTCCGGCCATGGGTCAGTCCTCCCATTTGATGTCCTGGATTTCATGCAGCACCGCTTCGCAGGCGGTGATGAGTACGCTGAGCATACGGCGGCCGTGATGTCCTCTCCGGTCAAGGTTGAACAGGACGGGATGGCCTTGACTCCACTGGTCGATGCCGATGGAGGCGATTGGGATGGTTTCGACCAGATTGGTGTCAGCATCCTCACAGCGGTATTGGATGGTGACGGATTCTTTCATGCTTCCTCGCTTTCAGTCGTGTAACAGTTCGCGTCGAGCCAGTCGGCGATGGTTCGAAAGTCCTTGGCCCACTGAATCCGCGTCTGGCGTTCCCGCTCGTCCTTGGGGATTGGCTTCGGAATGTCAAAATCGAGTACCGAGTATTCGGATTGTTTTAGGAAATGGCTGCGGGCTGGTCTGCCTCGATGCTGAGGGACTTGCCTGTAGTTGACGATTTGGAGGATGTGCAGCATCTCCAATGCCTTGGCCGGGTCGAAGTTCGGAGTGTCGGGATTGTCGTCGAACCGCTGACGCAGCTCGGGCACTGTGCCTTCGCCGTTGCCTAGTTCCCATGCGGTCTCTTCGATTTGCTCTCTGAATGTGAGTGACATTTTGGGCTCCTTTGGTTTGGGAAAATCTAGTGTCGTTGAGGGGTGTTTTTGGTCTTTCCGGAGGGGCGAGCCGTAGTTTTTCCCACACCCGGACACACACGTAGTGTGTCCGGGGAGTGTGGGGAAAAACTAGACTCGATGGCTCAGTTTTTCCGGGAAAAACTCGGAAAAACTGGGAAAAACGGGAAAAACTAGATTTCGAGGTGGTTTTCGTCATCCAATTCACTCGCCTCCTCCCTGCTCATACGGTCCACATAGGCGTCGGATTTCGGGTCGTCTATCTGCCGGTACGGTCGGACGGATTTGAATATCGAACGATTGTTGCGCCCAGAGCGGTTCGAGACGAAACCCTCCTGCAGGAGCAGGCTCACGGCTTTGCTCATGACGGCGGTACGCGCTCCGGAACCGTCTTCCTTCAGTGCCTTGAACAGTTCGGACTGGTTCGGTTCTTCGAGTGAGTCCTCCAGCATGCGGCTGATGCGTTCCATCAGTCCGGTGGGTCGGAAGTCGTCGCGTTTCGCCTGTCGGTCTTCGCTGGGCATCATGTTGGGTCGTGCGATGGTGACTCGCATGATGTTCGGGTCCGTGGAGTTGATTTCGATGCGTGCCGCTTCTCGCAGGTGCGAGCCGTTGCTCCAGTTGACGGCGCAATGCTCCTCGATCTCCGAGATTCGGTCCTTGCCGCTTTTGATGACGATGACGCCGCGTACGCCTTTGCCGACTGGCTTGGTCATGTCCACCGAGTAGCTGATGCCGTCGATCAATGCGAGTTTCTGCATGCTGCCTCCGGCGTACCGGCCGCGGTTGTCCTTTGACTTGACGACGTGGTCTATCAATACGACGGCGGGTCCGCAAGCCGAGATGAGTCGGGGCATGGTGTTGTACCAGGCTGCGATGTCGTCGCCGCTGTTGCTGTCGAGGCCCGCGTAGGCGAGGCAGCTGGTGACGCCGTCGATGATGGCGAGCGTGGCGGTATCGGCGTAGTCGAGGGTTTCGCGCCAGCCGCCGAGGCTGGTGGGGCTGCTGGGCTTCGCGGACGGGCGCACGTAGTGCAGGTGACCGATGATCTGTTCGCCGGATACGCCGAGCAGCAGGAGGCGTTTGACCACGTTGCGTGCGGAATCCTCGTAGTCGATGTAGATGACGTCACGGTCTGCCTTCAATTCCTGCGCGGTGGCGATTTGGGCGATCATGCTTTTGCCGCAGCCGGGTTCGCCGTGCAGGTCGTTGACCGCGCCACGGTAGAACAATCCTTGCCCGTCCTCGCGCTGGAACACGGTGGGCGTGGGCGGCAGTTCAATGCCGGAAGCGAGCTGGGTGAGGTCTTCGAATTGCCAGCTGGGGGAGGCGGTCTTGTTTGCCTCGTGACTTTCCGTGGAACCGTTTTGAACCGGCGCGACGGGTGTTGAACCGGCTTGAACCGGCATTGTTTCAGTGTTTTGAACTGCTTGCGGATAACTTTCCCTCATTTGATTCGCAATCGTGTTTTGGGTGAGTTCGTTGAACTCGCCGGGCGTCATGCGTTCTATCTTCGACTGCCCGCATGGGTCCGCGTGCGCTTGTACGCCGTTGACCTTCTCCATCGCGCCGCTGAGAATGCTGGCCCATTCGCGTGCGGCCTCACGTTCCTTGCCCTGACGGTCGGGGGCGACCTCTTGGATGAATCGTGGTTTGAGCTGGCTGATGGCGTCGAGCGCGCCCCGGTGGCCTTCCTGCGCGAAGTTGACGAGCGCCCATACGGCCTGCAGGGTGGTGTCGTGCCTTGAGCCTTTGCTGGCCGGGTTTGACAGTGTTTTGTGTAAAAACGTGTTGATGGCCTTGCACATGCGGGCGTCGTATGTGCCGGTTTCGGGAGAAATCAGGGTATTAGAAGTTGGTCTCGGCGTCGTATGCTCCGGTTTGCGCAGGTAGTCCACCCACTTCCATGGCAGTGTCGCCAAGTCGCCGATATGGGGGAGCGTGCCGGAGAATGCGCCGCTTGGCGTGTACCAGCAGTACATTTCGCCGCTCGGGTGGATCGACGGCCAGACCACGGAATACCGGTGGCCGGGTTGCAGGATGTCGACGCCCTCGATGGCGCCGCCCTTCCACGCCAATCCCTCGGGCACCTTGTAGAACAGGTGGCGTGCCGGCGAGTCGATGCCGTGCGACGTGCTGCTCCACGTGGCCGGCAATGCTCCCAGCTCCTGGCTGAGTTCGCTGATGCCTTTCGCCCCGTCCGCCTTGACCTGATGGCCCTGCTCCGCGTCGATGTCCAACACGAGCACGCCTTCTGGTATGACGATGCCCGTGTTCGCGTTCGGGTTGGCTTGGCTCCACAACTGTATTTGTTCGTCGGTGACGGGTTTGCGGCTGCGTCCCGTGAAACCAGCGGGTGGCGGGGTCTTGCGTCCCTCGGGCAGGGGGATGACCTGCATCCATCCAGCCGCACGGTACAGGGGTGCGGCTGCCGTGTATCCGTAGATGTCGGTCATCCTCGAAACTCCCTTT